TCTAAATTGTGTTATAAGTTGTTCAAGTTCTTTATATCTGTCCATGTGTTGCCTATTGGTTGCTTTAGGCAGATATTTATAGAATGATTTTTTGTACAATAAAATTTTAGGTCAAGAGCTTAGTCACATGAGCATGCGCACCAGGCCAACACTGTCAATAGTTACAAGCAGGATGTAGTTAGCCAGCATGCCAAAAGATTTCCTTGTATAACTAGCCCAAGCATACATAGCACAGCCAAGGATCCACACAGGGTAAAGAGCCAGTAGCGGAGGGGTGGGGACTGTGAGTGCCATAGTGATACTGCAACCAATGCTGATAGCCCAAGCAACAAGCTCAACAACAAAGCGAAATCTGTTGGACTTAAAATCATCTCGTATCCAGTCAAATGTGTTAAGCAATATATCGTTCATAAACTTGTTGGCTAGCTAGATTTTTACCCTTGGCTTCGCATTGAATATCAAAGTTTTCAGCAAAGGTCAATGCCCAATCGGTCACTGCCGAATTCCAATAGAAGTCACTATGGGCTCGTAGTTTTTGCTTTTTGAAACCTTGGTTAAGCAGTGCTTGCATGTCGGGCAACTCAGTGGCATCATGACCCACTAGATAGTCTTCTCGGCTGACACTATAATGCATGGCAGGTCTTACACCGCGCCATGAATCAATTACGCCTTTAACTCGATCGTCGGAGGATTGAATGTAGTCTCCTGTACGGATCCAGTGGTGGTGTATATCAAGCACGAGGGCACAGTCTCGGGCAAGTTCGAGACTGCTGTCGATTCCCCAGGCGTTTTCGTCATTTTCGATGGTGATACAGTTTCTTGCTTCGGGGCTAAGACGTTGGAGGGCAGCGCGAATGCCATCGGGGCCTTGTTTACCCGAGATGTGTACGTTGATTTTAAAGTCCTGGAAAGTCTTGCCGTATCCCATCCAGCGAACCATATCTGCATGATATTCAAACTCCTGTATACTTCTATTTACGATGCCAGGATTCTCACTGGCCAAAACACAAAACTGTCCAGGGTGAAAACTCAGTCTGACATCTAGTCTACGTGCAGTTTCACCAATGGGTGCAAATATCTTTGCACAATGATCTTGTATTTCCTGACGTTGCCACCACGCAATCCAACTGGGTTCAGTGTAGCCCTGTAGCATTTCACTGCCCAGACGAACCATTCTGCGACCTTCAGGCAGAGTGGCCACACGCTCAATCATTTTCACAGCGGCTGCAGTATTGTGATTCATGATATCCCACTGACGTTGTTCGGCTTCATCCACATGTTCGCGAAGCCACCTCATGGTAGTTGATCTGCCGTTCAGTTCACGGTCCTTTGCATTGACTTTCATGCCTCCACATTCAGAAGGATCATTCAGCCATTTGCAACAAAAACCTATGCGTTGTAGTGTAGTCATAGTGTATTATACTACAACTCCAATTACAAGTCAAGCAGCTAACATTTTGAACACACTGCTCATTGAGTCTTTGGTCAAGTTGTTCAATGATTCAAACGATTTTCCAATTTCTCCTGGATGATCTACCAAAACCCATTGTGTGTTAGGATTGTTTACAATTACCTGTTTAAACAAATTTCGGTAATGCTGCATTTGATTTTCTGCCAGCTTGTCAGGATTTTTTGGTCGATCCTGTAGATCAAATCCCAACAGTAGTATAATGTCATTGGCGCCAGCTGCCAAGTGCATGGCAACAATTTCTTCTTGACGGTCAACATCATGCACAAATTCACCTTCATACAACCGCACACCTTCTGGACGATTCAATGTCAAGTAAGCAGAATTTGGCATGTAAAAATTACATTGCGTTTGAAATTTTCGTTTCAATAAATTTTCAGCCTGTGTTGCACTGTGACAAACAACATTGTCTGTGGCGCAGGCACGCCATGTACGCCAGCCGCCCCAAAAGCTGCCTATATTTTTTAATTGCGCAAGATCCTGTGTGGGATCCAATGCTGTGGCGTCTGCCAATACCCAACTGACGTTCATTCTGCACCTTTGATGACTTGCCAATTATAAGAACCAGTGCATACCCAGGCAAACACACGGTCAGGGCCTGGATTAGCATTGAACACTATATCTCCTTTGGTTCCTAACCAGCCTGGAACTTGTGTGGCATGGCTGAACTTGTGCACTCCTACCTGTAATTTTTTCACAGTGGTCAGCCCGGTGTTGTCAATGTCAAGATATGGTGTACGATTAACTCCTAAACTCAGTGTTTGATCTCTACCTGTGCCAATATAAGCCTGTTTGGCCTTGTGCTTGCCCACAATTACAGAAACTTCTTCATCCCACACGCTGAGTGCAGCTTCAGGAGAATCTGTGTTGATACCTATTCTACTTTTAACCACATGCAGAGTATTGTTTATGTGTGCATCGCCTTTGACCGACAGTTGATTCAACAATCCAACTGATTGCAAACTTGATTCTGTAATTGTTTTGCTTAGTTGATTGCCCGAGACAACATAATTGCCACCAATGGTTACAGCATCAAAATCAATGCCTTGTTTGCGTATTTGGTCGGCAACTTGTTGTACCAATTCTGTTCGCCACTTCTCAGATAATTTTTCAAGAGCAGAATTACTAATGTTGTCGGCCAATGCAGTCCAGGCTGGATTATCTGTATTAATACTGCCAGTCACTGCAAGATCATTGATCCTAGCGCCATTGACCACTGTTAGATCTGCAGTGGTTAGCCGATTTTCTACCACAGTGGTATCGTCCATTATGGTCAATTGACACACAGTGGCTTGATCGTCAATACCGGTACTGGCAAAATCTGTCAGCAACTGTTGTTTGACTGTGTTCATATTGTCATCAACCCGCTGGCGTATAATGGTATTAATATCAATGCTGCCAATTCTAGTAATAGTTTCATGTGTTACTGTTTGATTGATCATGTGCTCTATACGAGCTAACCATGCTTTATCTTGGCAAAGATTTTCAATTGTACTAAGAATATTTTTTTCAACTTCTTGTTCAACCAACTGCTGAATCAACGCAGGATCAATTGTGATGGGATTAATCATGACGTCTCCGGAGATCCAGTGTGGCACAATGAAAGCCGCCACCTAGTGTTCTACTGTGTCGCAATGTACGGGGTATCACAGTAAAATTTTTCCTAGCTAACAATTCCATTAAGCTGTGTTGTGCGGCATCCACTATCACTGTGTTGGGATCAACTACCAACATGTTCATGCCTATCCATTTTGATGCATAAGGATACTGATAAAAATCTTGTGCCACAACATCATCTATATAGATACATTCCCAGTCGGCAAACACACGTGGGCAATTAGATTTATTAACTCTGCTGGCATTTAACAACACAACACCTTCTCGCAAAGGCATTATGGTGCTGTCAATGTGCACGCCTGAATAAAAATTACAAAGTTCCATACTGGTTGTGGTAGGCAAATTGGCCATCAACCAGTGCCATGCGAGACGATTACCACTGGCACTTTCAAGGAACAAATATTTGTCTTTTCCCAATCGTAATATGTTTGCAGCGTCTAGAACATAACCTGAATTTTTGGGCATGGTCAATACTTTTTTAGCACTTTTTATTACAAAATCTAGTGCTTGAATTTCTTGGTCTCTGCAGGGATACAACACAGCAGTATCAATCACAGTGGATCCTGCAATTAACAACCTGTCTCTAGGACAATAGTTATACATGCCGTTGCGTTCTTGAAAATTTATTTCTGTTGGACGATGTACTACAATACCTAATTTTGTTAGTGTATCAGCCAATACATCCAAATCTTCATTTGTTTCATCAATGATCCATTGTGGAACTGGACCACTGGGTACTGGTGTTTTGGTCCAGGTAGTTTTGGAACTTTCTTTTGCAAACACAGGATCAGCGGACGGCCAATTTGCATAGGTTGCTGACCCCACTACTATTTCTTCCAGTGGGTCCCATTCATTATAACTGTTAATCATCTACATGCCCTGTAATCTGTAATGTGTATCGAGGAGAGATTCCCAAATTGGCGGCCATGTGTGCGGCATCATAGCTCCACTCAAGTGCTGCGCCTGCTCTCCAGCCCACAAAAGGTTCATCTAACAACTCGGCGTAATGCCCAGGTTGCCAATCTTCTAAAAATATTATAGCACGTCTTATGGTATGTTCGCGACCTTGAAGATTGAACAATTTGACATATTTTTTGTACAAATCGCTGTGTGTAGGCAATACTGTGCCAGTACTCATTCGATAATAACTGGTGCCAATGTCCTTCCAGCCGTTGCCCGAAAACATATCTACAAATCGTTGATTCCATGAAGGTTGTTGACTACGCATATCACACATGTCACCGGTGAACCGATTAGGATATCCTGCATCAGTCCAAAGCTTCAAGTTGTCAGGATCGTTAAATTCCTCATGTTGGTACAGTAGGTGTTTAAATTCATCATCCCAGAATTTGTGAAATTGGTATTTTTTTATTAGCTGAGTTGACATATTTTATTCCTTGATGGTTTTAATTGTAAATACCATCCTATGAGTATTCCCTTAGATCGACTGTATCACTATGTCCAAAGTCTTGCTGAAGAAAATTGCGGAGAAGTTGTAATAATTTATCGATTTTATCCATATGGATCAAAAAAGTTCGAGGATTTGAATGTAATTAAAAATTATAACTGGCAAGAAAGAACTTCTCAACCAAGTATTTACTGTTATGACCAGGAGCCTTTAAATTTTGAGTTGTATGAAAATTATGAGTTTGATTGGAGTGACAAATTTACTACTATTTTGAAATCACTAAACATCAAGTACAATCAACATAATTTAAGACACACGCCGTGCATTTATGACAACGTATTTTTACTACACAGTGAAAAAAGATCTAAAAATCTTGACATCTATCAAAATAACAATTTTATTCCAATTTACTACTGGAATCATGCACTGTTGTCGTTGGATTGGTTTCGATTTGCCCAGCACATATCAATAAAAAAAACACCAACAAAAAAATTTTTAATTTACAATCGTGCATGGACCGGTACTAGAGAATATCGACTAAAATTTGCTGATTTACTAGTAGAGCACAACTTGGTCTCAGACTGTCAAACATCTGCAGTATTCAACGAACAGGGTGTGTATTACAAAAATCACACGTTTGCCAATCCAGGTTGGCAATCTGAGCATCACCTTGAAAATCATTTCAGTGTCAACACCGCTCCTAGCACTAGTAGTGCAGATTTTACTATAGAAGATTATGCAAATACCGATATTGAAGTTGTGTTAGAAACATTATTTGATGACGACCGATTGCAGTTGACTGAAAAATCGTTGCGCCCTATTGCCTGTGGGCAACCTTTTATTTTAGCAGCCACGCACGGTAGTTTAGAATACCTAAGAACCTACGGATTTAAAACATTTGATACTGTGATTGATGAAAGTTACGATACTATAAAAGACCCTGCAAAAAGATTACAAGCTATAGTGTTGTTGATGAAAAAAATTGCAAATTGGACTGATCATGAAAGACAACATAAACTAGCTCAATTGCAACAAATTGCAGATCATAACCGCGAACATTTTTTTAGCAAGAGTTTTTTTGATCAAATTAACTCTGAATTGGAAACAAACTTATCGTTAGCCTTTGTTAAATTTGAACAATCCAAGAGTTGTAATCACTGGGTTGACCATTGGAATAACCTAACATCTCATCAATCTATTGTGGAATTTTTTAAAACCAACACAAATCTTATTTGGCCAACAAATCAACAATTTAAAATTGTATACGAAAAAGCAAAAAAATATGCCAAACCTTAGGCAATACCAGTGTTAAAATATTTCTCCAATTGGCCGTTCAATGACATGGGTCCAATTTTTATCTGGCTCTGTTGCTAATAAATTGTCAATTCTTTGTTGAAGAATTTCATAAAAGCTATCAATTTCTAAATTCCAGGCACCTTTTAATTGTGCTATTAACGGATTACAGTAGGTCCAATTTCGTTCTTGAAAATTTTTTATCAATGCGGTGTGTAATCTTTGCCATGCTTCAATCATGGGCATTTGATCCAGCGGCACTGTTTCTATCACACAATATGCCGTTACAGTTGGTCCACTGTTGCCAAGTGTAAAAGTATCAAGTTCAAGCACAGTAAAACGGTCACGTAATTTTTCAGCTTGCTCTGTTCCAAATATTATGTTCATGTAAAATCCTTTTAAATATGTATCATGACTTTTGCATTTGATTTAATTTCTGACTTACACGTCGAGACCTGGGATAAATTTGACTGGGCCGGGCAGGCCACAAGTCCAGTTTGTGTAGTAGCTGGCGATATTGCTAAAACAATAGATTTAACAGTTGAAACATTAACTCATCTTAGTGAATGTTATCAAGCTGTTTTTTATATCGACGGCAACGACGAACATCGTTGGCAGCTTGATACGTTAAATCAAAGTTATAAAGAACTGGCTGATAGACTTGCTAAAATTAAAAATGTAGTATTCATGCGCGAGCATGTGGTTGTTGTCAATGGTGTTGCTATCATTGGTGCAAACGGCTGGTGGAATTATGATTTTGATCTTAATATTGATGCAGATCAAACCCAATTATGGTTTCAAGACACGTATCAAATTAGTAAAACTGCCGTTGACGATGTTGCTTCGGCAGCACTTAATGATGCAGCGTATCTTATTCAAGGTGTTAAAAAATTACAAACTCATCCGGATGTTAAATCTATTGTGATTGTGTCACACACAGTACCAGCACCATGGTTGGTGGAGCATGACATTGCATTGTCCGGCAGTTGGAGATTTAACACCACTGGCAATCCACATTTGGAGCTGGCATTGAATGAAGACACTGAACACAAAATCCATACATGGTGTTTTGGTCACTATCATCAACAGGTAGACAGAATTACCAATGACATCAGATATGTTAATAACTGTAGAGGACGCGGCGATACTGAATGGTGCCAACGGCCTTACTATCCTAAACGCATAGAAATAAAGTAATCTTAGACCAGTTCTGGTTCTAATTTCAGTTGTAATGGATAATTTTGGCTTCTTGCTGACAATGTCACTTCGACACCTTTTTGTTCAGCAATCTCATAAGGTAATACCGCTACCACTGCACTGCCTTCGGTGTGTATGTTTTCGGTAATTTTCAGTGCAGTATCAGTATTATAACTAAACACACTAACTAGACTTTCAATTACAAATTCCACCGAAGTCTGATTGTCATTGACATATATCACCTTGAACATTGGTGGCTCCTTGATGTCGTGATTAACTTGTATTTTTTTGGCAGTATCTGATTGTGACATCGGCATTCCTTTATTGGTATAATTGTACAGTGGAGACTGCTCTCCACTGTGTATTTACTATTATATTAGTTTGTATAGGTAATTGCAATGCTCTTTGGTTTCATTTCTTCAGGTACTTCACGTTTTAAATGAATGGTTAAAATCCCCAATTCAAGATTTGCATTGTTAATTTCTACGTGATCTGCCAATTGAAATTCCCTACGGAAACTTCTTTCGCTGATTCCTTTGTGCAAAAATACTGCCGTAGAATCATTGTTTTCCACAGTTTCAGCTGCATGTGTGCCTTCAACAATCAAAAAGTTTTTATCTTTTGTAACTGACAAATTATCATGGCCAAAACCTGCTACCGCAATACTGATCATATACTCATCATCGTTGATCTGTACAATGTTGTAGGGTGGATAGTTGTTGTTGGCTTGTTGAGCATTTACACGCATTAGATCATCAAATAAGTTATCAAAACCAATACCAAATTTGTGAATTGCAGGAATGTCGAAACTACGAAGTGTGAGAGTTTTTGTCATTTGTTTTCTCCTTTATTAAGCAAGATGACTTTAATATAGACCCGACCATCGGCATCTACACAGTTATTTATTATAGATTAAAAGTGATTAAATGTAAAGAGACTTAGAACAATTTCTTTGGCAGTGCCTGGGCCGTTATTTGTTTTTGCAAGCGGTTTTTCGCCGCAGATTTTTTACGTTTTCTCTCAGTGGTAGGTTTTTCATAAAATTCTCGCTCGCGAAGATTGTTCAGCAACCCATCATCTTGAATTTTTTTCTTGAATTTTCGCAGAGCTTTGTCTACGTTGCCATCTTTGACCAAAACTGTTCGTCCGTATAGTTTCATGAATTTTCTTGTATCAGTGTCATAGGAGTATTTATCAACTCTTTATTGATGACCACTTGCAGTATGTTTTGTCGTTTATATTTTGGTAGATCAAACATATGCGGTAGCAATGCACGTTCTAGTTCAATGTGTAACCCTCTGGCGCCTGTTTTTGTGTGCAATGTACGTTCTGCTATGAGATCCAAACTGTCTGGATCAAATTCTAGTGCAACACCATCTTGATCAAACAACCATTTGTATTGACTGATAACATTGTGTTTTATTTCAGTTAAAATATTAATTAACTGCGGTTTAGTCAACGCTTGTAAATTAACACAGCTTCCAAATCGGCCCACAAATTCAGGAATCATTCCGTATCGGACCAAGTCATCGGGGATCACTGGTTCCTGGACAAGATGTATGTCACTGCTGAAATTTGCACTAAATCCCATGGTGGTACCTTGCACACGGTTTTTTACTATGGCATCTAACCCCACAAATGCACCACCAGCAATAAACAGTATATTAGTTGTGTCAATTTCTATGGTATCACCGGATTTACGATTTCCATGTGCAGACACTTTGCACTTGGTACCTTCAATCAATTTGAGCAAGGCCTGTTGAACACCTTCACCGGACACGTCTCGGGCAACTGTGGCACTTTCGCTTTTTCTTGCTATTTTATCAACTTCATCCAGGAACACTATACCACGCTGACATCGTTGAACATCACCATTGGCTGCTGCATACAATCTTCCTATCAGACTTTCTACATCATCACCCACATATCCTGCCTCAGTGAGACAAGTGGCGTCGGCCACTGCAAATGGCACATCTAGATATTTTGCCACAGTTCTTGCCAGTAATGTTTTACCAGTGCCAGTGGGTCCAGTCATTAATATATTGACTTTTTGTATTTCTACATTGGTATCTAAATTACCAATACGTTTGTAGTGATTGGCAATGGCCACTGATAAAACTATTTTTGCTGAATCTTGTCCCACCACATGTTGATCTAAAAAATTTTTAATATCTCCAGGATCCAGCACTGTGGATTTAGTTGCATTGGCCGTGGCAGTTTTTTTTCTGTCTTTGAGTAAATTTTCACAGAAATCCACACAGGCATCACAGATAGCTGCATTGTTGCCCACAATAAGTTTGACTACTTGATCTTTGTGTTTGGCACAAAAACTACAATGAACAATGGAATCTGCCATGTTATGGCTTGATGTTTAATCTGAGTGCGATACCGTCTTTTTCGGACTCGCTTAGTAAATCAGGGTCGTATTCGCCTGAATCAATTTTTTCTATCAGATGGTCTATGTACGCTTCATCATACACATAACTATCGCTGATATTTTTATCAATTATGATCCAGATATTACCATTGAATTTGTACAATTCACTTGGCAAACGGTCAGTTTTTAAATACATGTCGCCTTTGACCGCCGGAGTAGGAAACACTGAACCAAACCCACGTATGTTGCCGTTGGCTGCTGGTAAGTCGTTGTCAGCTTCAAGTGCCAACTGAGCTTGATAGTCTGGATGGTAGTCTGGGTGGTTCCAGGGTAATTCATCTATGTGTCCTGCTTCGTGCAATCGTTGATGTGCTTTTAGACTTTTACCAGGGTTTGCCGTTTTCCAATTGCGTCGAGCTTGTTTATCGGTTTCGCCAATCGTATTGTCAGTGAATTCTACACTTTCGCCACCAGTGGCATCAGCTACATCACATTCTTTGTTGGGACAAAATGGACCTATGCCCGGAACAACAATCAATGCTGTACCACATTTGTAGCAAGGGTCAAGCTCAGAGTCTGATTCTGCAAACAACGAAGACCTGTTTACTACATTTCCTGTGGGTACAGATGCAGATTCTTTTAGGTCTGCGATATATTCTTCAGTCAACGGGCCATCATCAGGTTTGTATGCTGGCACTGTACCATGCACCAGTGGAACGTCATCTTCTTTTTTCCAGCCAAATGTCATCTGTGCAGCCAGCAACATGATAACTGCCAATGGATCAAACACCACAACAATAAGAATAATGATCCAAGTTACTGCACGTTCCAATGAGTTTTCGTCGGCACCTTGATCACCATAGATCAATTTAGCAATATATCTTATCGGACCGACTTCTGCCTCCACCTTGCGTATCTCGGCAGCAATAGGGGCTCGTTCTTCATTAAGGCTAGAAACTTTTTTCTGTTCGGTTTCAATTTCAGACAGGAGACGCTGACGTTCTTTCTGTTGACCCTTGCGTAGAGCCACGGCTTTATCGGCACCTTTTTCATCAGCACTTCGGCCCATAACTTGGTCCACTGATTCATCCATCTGTTTGAGTGCTTTGCGATTTGCATCTATATTCTCTTTTGCGGTTTTGATTTTTTCATCATAAATGGCAATCTTACTTGTGACATCACCACTTACTAAATTTTGATCGTTGTGTGCTTTGGAAAGGAACCCAAAGATACCCATTGAGGTAATAAGCATCAAGACCATCACGGCCGAAATCATGTAGTACTTCATATAGCCTGGTGCACGATTCCAATTGGCTTTGAGCCAACTAGCACATACCAGCTTACCAACTTCCAGTGCCGAACCCATGATTATGATCGGTATTGCCGCCGCAGAAAAGATAGCGGTCAGTCCTACCACACTATAGTAAATTGCTACAGCCGATATTATTAGGCCGGTTAATAAAAGAAGGTATGCTAATATCATGAGTTAGTATTTACCGATATTTTAATTCCATGTTCGATGTTTCTCAGAGATCCATTCTAATCCGTCATGTTGATCTACTTGCCAATCAATCTCAGCAGGAATTTCTACAATTTTTAAATTAGCAAAAAACCCATGTACATCATTGCCCATTTCCTGAACAATCTTAACAAGTATGGGATCATCTCTATCAATGTGACGGTCTTGGAATTCTTTTCCATTGACCATTATCACAGAGCCTTTTTTATGCTGTGTGTCTCGGTCTGGTTGTTCTTGTAAAGTGTACGTAACACCACTGAGTGTTAGATATTGAATTTTAGCATGATGGCTTAGACCAAATCCACCATGTTGATCGTTGATCACTACTTTTCTAATACCGCGAAGATGCCGCAATAGCTCGTCGTATTCTGGCTTAGACGTATCTTCTTCTACAGGATCAATGTATTGCGATGCCATGTCGCACATACAACTAAAACATGTAGGGCAGAAAGCAACTGGCAATATACCAAAGTATCCTTCTACCCCACCTTCGTCGTCTGTGTATTCACAACTGCACACATTACAACGATGTGCTTGTGTCATCTGTGACTTTATTCTTTGGTCATCAATGTTGCTTCTGTAACAACTGCAATTAGATCCTCTAGTGTGTTGCAGAGAATCTTTGCAGTTTTCCACTCGTCGGCGCTGTCGCGACCACCAATTTCGACCATAAAACCGTTGTCGTACATGTTCACAGTAAAGTTGTCATTTACTTTTATTAATTTATCACTGATTTTTGTCATTATGTTTTTCCTTTAGTTTGTTATCTAACTCTTGCCAAGCTTCTTCTTCCTCAGATGTTGGCTTGTCCATGGCAGTTTGTTTGCTCAATTGCCATGAACCGTTTTTGAGATCGGTCCACAATAAATTATCACCTTCCTTCCAACCTGCTGCTGCCAACAGGTCTTCTGGAAAGGTCAATATGCCATCACCAGTTTCTGGATCTTCATCAATTGTTAGTGTCCATGATTTTCTGGTTGTTGTCATTAAAGTTTTTCTCCTGCTTCAAATCCACGAAATCTTACAAATCGTGGAAATCTCAGACTGTATGATCCGTCTTGGTTTTGAGTAACTGCGTCCGCTTCAACCTCAACCACCCGATCAAGAAGCTCATCGCGAGCGGCCCAATACTCATCGCGATTGCTATCAGACAAACCGCTACCAACATTAACACGAATAGTTCTGTCATTGTCAACTCCTTCACAAATTATAGCACCTAACCGGCCCACATTGCGACCAGTTCCTTCTTCAAACCCCACAATATTGAGATCTACAGTAATTGTAGGTTTCCATTTCATCCACGCACTGCTACGTTTACACTCGTATGGAGCATCAATATCTTTGATCATAATGCCTTCGTAGCCTTGCTCCACTGACGCTTCGGCAAATCTGCGCATGACATCATGTCCTTCGGCAGTATTTAAATCTACATTCATACCAGGCATGATTCTAATACAATCAGTGGTCTCAAATTGAGATTTAAATTGTTCAAGGTGTGTCAACCGAACTGTTTGAACTTTATCCCACTTGCCTTCTCTAAAGTACGGCAATGGAACAATGTCAAACACATGATATACCATGCCTTCAGTTTTAGCGTTGCCTTTACGATGTGCTTGGCGCATTAGTTGCTGGAAACTTTCTCCCACAATTTCGCCGTCAAATATATAGCCTCGGCCACCTAAATTCACACTTGGCAATTTTTCCAAAATTGATGTCAGTGCATCTGCAATCTGTGGAAAGTTTTCAAACGGTTTGCCATTACGGCTGAATAAATTTACACCATCGCCGGTAACAACTGTTATAACACGCACTCCATCCAGTTTAACTTCCAGGCGTTTGGTGCCTTTTAATTTGGCAGGATGATCATTTGAATCTTGTGCAAGTTGGCAACTAAAAATTGGTATTTTCCATTCTGATTTGCCCAACACCTTGTTCAATGTTTTTTCGCTGATGCCGCATCGCAGATCTTTGATAATGACCCTGCGACACAGCCCGTTCCACTCTTCAGAATCAAACTCTTGACTCATGAGTTCAATTGAATCTCGAGCAGTGTTACCGGTGACTGTGCGAAGGCGTAGAGCTTCTAACAGGCCCCAAAACGATGGCCAAGGATTGGGACGATCAACTAGTCCCATTGTTTCTGGGACCTGTCTTACTCCAAATACATAGAATGGGTTATAGGCTTGGTAACAGTTAAAAAGAAAGCATTGGGCACTGGCACTGCCTAGTTTGGAGGCCATAAGTGCTTTTTCAATTACTTTTTCTTTGTGGATCCTACTGTCACTACTTTCTAGATCGCGAATCCAATCGGCCGCCAATTTTAATCCTTTAAATTTTTCGTCACTGTAATCTATAGTGTGATTCATATATTTATTTTTTGGCTTAGGTTGGATAAATGCTACCATTATCTAATTGTTTCTTGAAAAACAACGGCATTGGGTTTTTGTAGTGCCTCTGCTCGTCGTTGATTGTATTCAGCATTATTGGTCTGAAGCAAGTTAACTGATGCCACTGTGGTTGCAGATGGAGCCAATTGAGCCACTGGCGTAACTTGAATTGTCGGAGCAGGAGTTAGTGCACCAATTGTTTTGGATTTACTCGGAGGCGCCACTTCTCGATCTAGTTCTCGTTGCAATGCTTCATCTGAATCATTGCTTTGACTTTCACGTTGTAATCGATCTTTAAGCAATCTGTTGGCATCGCCGATTGGATAACGAACCAAAATAAATGTTCGGTAGTTACGATTCTCGCTTAACACACGACTGTCTTCAATTCTGTAACCAGTCATTACTGTATTGGCAATGATCTTTTTAACTGTGATAGAAGTCTTGTCTGTAACAACACTACCAGCATTGTCAGACTTTTGTTGTTTGACCATGGCATTCATTGCGCCATTGATTGTGTCTGCCAGTTTCATCTGGCTATCCAGCACGGCCTTTTCACGACTCATTGCCAAGTCAGAACTGTAACCAGTGCCAGCAAACCAAATATAATCGTCAGTAGAAGCTGGCGGTTTAATGTACCAACTTGGTAGATCAATTGTCCGAGGACTGTCTACCTTGCCGGCCGCTGCAATTGTTTGATCCTTAGTTACAGCCGGGGTCGGGGAAGTTACCGTGGTTAAAGGAACCCTGGTAGTTGAACAACCCACTAATGCAGCCACCGCACTGGCAATAATTAGACGCTTCATGATTTCTCCTGTTAATAAAATCTAATAGTTAATTGTAACACGACTGTTACCATTTGTCAACCACTTGCCACTCGTCATCACGAATTCGGCAAACGATACCTTGTCGTTGTATGATATCTCCTACACGTACTTCTGGTTCCATAAACCATCGACAAAATGTGTTTCTGTACTCAAATCGTTTTGGAAAGTTTGGGTGCGGAGCAACTTCACTTTCCTTAATAGAATCACCAACCTTGACCAAACGTGTCTTGGCAATGCGCTGATCAGTACACACCATGTTTTGTTCAACACTTAGCTTGCTGATTCCGGATTGTGTTAAAAAATTTCTACTAGACGAGTTTAGTGCTTGAGTACATAGTGGATCGGTGTTGTCAGCTTTGACTCCTGTTGCTTCACCTTCGATTGTGTGCCAAGCACCATTCACTTGTGCACGAAAATTCACAATACATTTATTTTGTGTTTCGCTTATGGGCACTATGATTTTTTGTATGTTGGCAATTGCAACCATTTGGTCTTGAATTTTGTTATTCATGGCAATGCGACTATAACATTCGGCATGAACCGAATTTACAAATAACAATAATATGATCAAAGATAAGCGGCTGGACATGTTGACCTCAACGACCAAATAATATTCTTAATTCTTGCAATATACTTGCGATCATCATCAGTTTCCGGCGCAGTACCACGACCAGTTTTAAAAACTGCAATTTGTTGTTCCAAGTAAGGTATTTGAGTTTTTGCAGTTAGACAATTTGGAACTGCAGATCCCAATGGATCAAACTTGGGTGATGGCGGTTGTGTAGCACACCCTGCTAGCATGATAGAGATAATGCTAATTAAAACTTTCATCTGCGTATTAGAATAGGTTGCACACTTGGCATCGGATAATAATTTAACCGAGGCGGTATATAGCGTGTGATTGGTGGATAATAGTATGTTGTAACTGGCGCAGTTCGATAATAGGTTGTTGTAACTGGTGGATAATAGTATGTTGTGACTGGTGCAGTTTGATAATAGGTTGTGGGTGTTTGTATCAATTTTGGTTGCTCAAACACTGGCAGTGGCGGAACTATTGCTGGTTGTGCTAGACCAGGTTCAGGCAATTGCCCGGCACTGACACTTGCCGCAAAAAAAAGTAATACAAATAATCTCATTTTAATCACCATGAACTATTATAAAATACTCTGAGACCCATGAACAACTCATAACGAGCATTCTTGATAAACTCCAAATCCTGCTCTTTGTAGAGCTCAGCAGAGTCGTTGCCAAAGAAGAATCCTTGTGTGTGTGGCAGTGTGTTGTCTAGTATATCTTGCTCAAGATCATCTATGTCTTCTCTAAACAGTTCTAACTCATCGCCGTTAAAACTGCCTTCGTTGCCACGTCGGTTCCACAATTGCCGCATCCAGCCGTGGAGGTTAGGATGTTTACGCCAGTATGCAAGTTCTCTAGGCTTGGTTACCTTGGTATTTACAGCTTCGTTGTTGGTGTATTCAGCACTTTCGTAAAACTCACTGTACTGACCTTGTTTAACTGCCGCATAGGCATACATATCTAATCCCATCACAGACTCCTTATATGATCAATTACTTGGTTTGCTTCCGGAAAACCCGTATCTTCTTTGCCACGCATAAAAACATCTTCTAATTCTTGTTGCATACGCAGAACTGCCGCAAAGTACACGCCTAGTTCTTTGGGGCTTAACTTGGCACTCATTGTATAAATTTTCTTTTCAACTGCCATGATTAACTCCTTACAATGTCAAAGATACTGTTCTGCAAACGGGCTACATCTTCGTTGGGCACAAAAAAGTCTGTGCAGGGATCCCAGTACTCACCGGCCTTGGGATCATAATACAACACCTGGCCATTGGGATAGTGGAATGGGCCTTCAAGTCCTTTGCGTGGACCATAATCTTTATTGTGTTTAAAAACATAATATGACATGTTGAATCCTTAAACTAAAATTAAGAGCCGGTGGACAAGAACAACACAGTAGAGTCAATCGACGACTGTTCAAAGCCTTCGATGTAGACATGATGATTGTCGGTGCTATTGCGAATTGCCGCATTGGCCGCAACATATAGAGCCGCCCATGTAAGACCATTTATCTCAACCACAATATCCTTGTCAGTCATCCAATCTTTATATACCACAGTGGTGGCACCTTCAAAAGTATGACGGTCATTGAGATTGTTGACCTCAAACATAGACCAAACTGTGGCTAGACCTAGATCGTTGCGAACATTTTCATAATGTGAAAATTTGTTTTCAAACGCATTGTTATCCTGTTCGTAAGCACCTTCAAGTCCTTTGTCAATTTCAGCCTTGGCCTGGAGCAATTTTTTGAACAACAAAGGATGAATGGTATCTTCTAATTCGCCCATGATTGCGGACAATTTGCACAGGCCATTATGCACATTTTTGAATTCTTCTGTTGTCAAAGTAGGGCTACAGTTCATAAATTTGCTCCGTTAGTTAACTGTCTATGTATGTATTATAGCAAATTGGGTGTTTTTGGTCAACCATTTTGTGTTGTTTTTACACAACACTACACTTCCAATGCCCTGCGTATGATAATTTCTTGTTTGGCAAAGGCCTGAACTTCCCATGGCTGTTGCAGGTATGGATAATTTCTGTGATAAAATTTGCCGTTCCACTTTTTACCATTGCGGGTGACTTTCAACGTGCCTTTAGCAAATTGAGCAACATGAGTCAATTCGTGTGCTAGGGTGGCACCTAGCTCCCATAGATTTTTTACCGGTTTCAAAACAACCAAATAAGTGTCAAGGCCTTGTAACGGCACAGTGGTTCCTAAATCTTCTAATTCTTTATCTATAATAATGTGCAAGAGTTTTTTACTCTTTGTGAGTTTCAACTGCTCCAGCATCGAAGGCAACAGTGACTCAACAAATGCTTTGGTTTTAGAACTTCCTTCAACATAAAATTCCATCACAACTCCTAATTTTTTACTATGCTGTTATTATAGCAAATAGACAATTAGTTGTCAAATCACAGTGTTGTAAAAAAACAACAAATCAACTTGTTGTTATATTGGCTGCTTCAGTAGAAGTGTATGTGGCAGGTATCAGATTGGCAGTGGGCTGAGGTGGAATGGAGTTTGCTGGAATGGTACTGTTTGTGGTTACTCCTGCGTTTCTCAGTGCCGCTTCATTCCTTCCTTCACGCAATGCACCCACTACACATTGACCAGTAAATGTGTTCAAATCTGCTACACCTTCAAGAAATTGTGTCATCCCACCTTGTGTAGTATCTGTGGCATAGGAAGGCAAGCTATATACAAATCCAAATATGCTTGATTGTTGACCAGATGTTTGCAGTGTGAAATCTATGTTGGCTGCCTGTTGGGTATATTGTTCATTGGCAAATTGACTGCCCATGCCATACCAATTGCTGTTCATGGACGCAGTTTGTACAGGATAACTTACAATCAAATTAGCAATGTTAGCGTCTGCACCTGGTATCAGTGCAGTGTCAAAACACTCGTCAGCAGTGGCATATGATCCTGCATAGGGTCCGCTGGGAATTAATATGCTAGATCCGCCAGGAGGATCTGGCAATGGATAATCATAATCACCATTGACAACATTTGCCATTATTTGATATGTGGTGCTTAGACCACTCACGTTCATAGTGGCAATATTACCAATGGCTTCTGTGATGGGTGCAACGTATCCTATACCCGAAGCCACACCAATTGAATTTACAATATTGGTGGTTGTTGTGGAATAACTGCCTTGATTAAATGTTGAAGTGTAAAATTGTGTAACATCGTTGGGCACTGGTTGTGACAATGCAGTGACCAAGGGCAAATCTTTTGTGGTTTCTAAATTGGAAATTACATTGGCCATCACAGGCAACGGATTGTTTGAGATGCCAGATATTTGTTGCAGTGCCACACTCAATGCCTTGTTGGCCAGAGCCTGATCTGGCGGTATTATTTGTTGCAGTCTATCCAATGTGATCATGTTTGACTCGTTAAAACATAAGCTGGCAATGTTCTTATCAAGTTGGTATTTACTGCCCCATTACTATCAGTATAGATAGGATAAGTGTTTGGCCCCAATGGCACTGTTAAACTTTCAAAGCTGGTGGGAAATAGTTTTACAGGATTCAGTAAATCTGCCATGGTTGTGATACCTGTGGTTTGTACATTTAATAAAGTTAAAATTTGAACAAGATCTTCACCAGTGATGTAGGTCATTGCATTGTACATTAATTTTTGTGCTGAATCTTCAACGCTTACTGTGGTGTCTGTCAGATTTACTACTACATCTTCTGGAACTCCTGCCAGTACAAATGCTATGCTAAGACTAGGCATCACACCTACCACACTGTAAATTTGTTGCACAAGAGCCAATGGACTGCCAAGATTGTTTAAATTATTTGTGTTGATCAATTGTCCTAAGTTGGCCAAGTCTTGTCCAAAAGCCACAGTGGCCAAATTAACTGCTGTAACTGATCCAGTGATCATACTGTTCATATTGGTAAATGTGCTGCCCAAATAATTTTGACCATTTATTGCACTGTTTACAAAAGTCGAAGTTTGAATATTATACGCACTGGCTTGGCTCAGTGTCTGACAGAATTTGCCAATATCGCCGTTGCCCAAGATCTCATTGGCAGATTTTACTAACACACTGGTGAATCCAGCAATGTTGTTGCCTACCTGTGCGTCTGCATCAAGATCAATTGTGTAAGTGTATGGTATTGAATCTGCCAATGCTGGACAGGTATTACTGGCCAAAACATTCAAGTTGGCAATGGTAGCATTGCTGATTGCTTGGTTGCTGATGGCAGTTTCAATGCAGGTTATTAGCGGACTGATTAAAGCAGTAGTGATATAAGAGCTGATAGCAGTGGTTAATTCTGCATTGACAGCAAGTCCTTGATTTTGTAATAACCCAGCGCCAGCATTGACCTGCAATGGGGTTAATATACTAGGAGTAGTGTACAACTTGTTACCCTACCAAAACATCAGTGCTACCAATGCTTCGAGAATGTCCGCAATTGTCAACATCACCCGATGTGCATATAGGTACGCCATTGACCAGCACAGTAAAATTCGAACTGGTAGTTTGTGCAAAACAATGAATAGGAGGGCAACGTGGTTTTCCACAACAAAAATGCGGTGTAACTCTTGCACCAATGGTGGCCACTGGTCGGCCGTTGACCAGCACAGTGGGATCACCTGTCATGATTACTCCCCCCATAATGTTGGCATCACCAACTCTTTGCACCGGTCCTGGCATAATATTATCCTAATAGAATTTTGCTATTGTTGCGAACTGCTTTGATTCCTGTAGTTGCTTCCAAATAGTGGTCGCACACTTCTTCTCTTGTTTGGCAGACCATTGCAATTGCAGTTTTATTTATAGCGATATTTTGTTTGGGATCTCCAGTGAACACAGTAAAAATCAACTGTATTCCTTTTTCCGTAGGCACTGCACTCAGTGGATTTTCTACCACATAATGATCCTCATTGTTTTTAATAATTTTAGCAACAACTTCATCTGCATTGGTTAGTTTTAGAGTATAAACTCGGTTTAATTCGATTTCCATATTATCCTTGTAAAAATTGACGTAGCTCTGTAAATCCACCTATTAACTTGTCATCAATGAATATTTGTGGCACTGCTCTGGCATTGGGCACTGCTTCTAATAGATCTTCTTTGGTATAGCCATCACCAATTTTCTTTTCTTCAAACGTTATTCCTTTGCTGGTCAACAATGCAGTTGCTTGTTCACAATAAGGGCACTGATACTTACTCCATATAATTGCTTTCATATTATGCCCCTGATAGATGTTTCATCACGTTTTCAGGACTAGAAACACCGTAGGGATCTGGATCTGTTGCGCTTGATTCTGGTTCAACAAACATGTGTTCTACTTGGCCGTTGTTGACTACTGCAGCATAACGGCGACTACGTCGACCAAAACCAATGGCACTCATGTCAACTGTCATGCCCATGCCTTCTGTGAAAGCACCAGCACCGTCTGGTATGACTTGAACATTCTTGATGTTCAATGCTCGGGCCCATTCGTTCATAACAAATCCGTCGTTTACTGAGACACAATAGATTGCATCAATGCCTTTTGCTTGAAAATCAGCAAACTGTTCTTCAAAGCCGGGTAGTTGGTACGTTGAACAGGTTGGTGTAAACGCCCCTGGAAGGCTAAACACAATAATTCGTTTTTTTGCAAACAAATCATTGCTTGTTTTAAAAACAAACTCGCCGCCAATAGGGCATCCACCGCCTTTGGGTTCTTCGTCGCCTTGTCTAAAGGCAAATGTTACATTTGGTATACTTTGCATTTTTGTTTCCTTATAAGTTTGGTAATTCATCGTAGTCAAGTTGGTCAGACATAACTCCAATAACATAGTTAGTCGATTCATTCTCCTGGAGTGCAGTTTGTTTGTTTGATGTATTGACGTGTTTGTTGAACCAAGGTATTGGTGTTGTTTTGGGCGCATTGGCTTGATACTTGATACCAATGTCTTTCAATGCTGATACTGCGGTGTAGTCTACAAAGTCTTTGAGAATATTTGCATTTAGGCCAATCACTGGGCCTAGTTTGAACAAATAGTCTGCCCAGTCTTTTTCTTCGCGAATAACATCCATGTACAATTGATATACCTCTTGTTCACATTCTTGTTTGGCTTCAACGAAACGAGGATCTTCCTTGACCACTTGATTAATCAAATAAGCAGTCCATCCCTTGTGTAGCAGTTCGTCTTGCAAGATCAATTGAATAATGTTACCATTGCCAATGAAGATTTTATTCTCTACCATGGCTAGGCTTGTTGCAAAGCTGACCATAAAGCGGAAAGCTTCCAGAGCATAGCTGGCATGTAGTGCCAACCATACTGCGCAAACGTGTTCTTTCTCTGTGACTTTTTGGCCAAGTTCTTTGCGGCAGTTGATAACGTGTAGCTTGTCATAGTAGTTGCCCACACTGGATGCCATGTCCACAATCTCTTTAGTGTCATGGATAGTGTTAAACACATCCTTGGGTACATTGTAGATGTTGCGAATGATATGGCTGTAGCTTTTACTATGGATGTTTGTTTCAAAAAATCCCCAGTTGTACATCAGTGCTTCAACTTCAGGTAGACTACAAACAGGAGTGAATACCTGGGTTGGTCCACGTCCTTGTAAACTGTCTAATGCAGTTTGTCTCAGCAGGTTGCTGGTGAAAATGTGCTTGACTGCTTGACTTGCATCTTTAAAGTCATTGCTGTCTTTGGTCAAACTGATCTCTTCTGGTTGCCAAAAGAAGCCGCGAGCAGTGGCATCAAAGTCTGCAATTTTTTTATATTTTACTTCTTCAAAGCGTTGAATAGTCACTGGACCTGCTGGATCTAGAAACATCTTGCGACTTAGATAGTCTGTTTTAGTTGTTAAGTTGTATTGTTGTTTACTCATTATTCGTTCCTTAAAATATCTATCATCTTGTTTTCGTAATGTACTACTTCCATAAAATAACTATCCGAGTGCGATTTAACTGTTAGAATTCTATTAATTTTTAAGCCGCCGTCTCTAATAGAAGTTATATGGTCAGACGGTTGCGAGCCATCCTTGTGTTTCATTAACAAAATTTTTCCGTTGGGCATTAAATTTTTTTTAATTTTCAGAAAAAAGTCATTATGTATTTGCCAGCCAGGGTCTTGGGTTATTCTGTGTAATCTAGAATTGCTAGACCTAATCAAATTCATATTATCAAAGTTTGGCGGGTTAGCTACAATTAGATCAAACAATTTATTTTCGAGACGGTCAACAGTTGCCCCTTGAACTGTTTCCATATTTTTTTGTTCTAATCTATCAGGTCTACTTCTCCAGGTGTTTTTGCAGGCTTCTAATGCAGGTGCATACAAATCCATCATTGTAATAGAATTAACAACATTATCGGCTATTAATCTAAACCCAATAAATCCAGGGCCAGAGCACCACTCTAGACAATTATCAAATTGTTGCCCAGGGTATATTTTTGCAAGAACTAACGGGTACAACTGGCTATGGCTCCGACCGTATCCGTCGATTTCTTTGGTGTAATGTACATCAAAGTCTTTGGCCACTGCAAATTTTTCAAGGTCACCACTGGATTGCAAATTATTATATTTTTCACAATAACCGCGGCCTTCGTGAAAAACTTCTATGTCATTGTCGCTTAACTCGACATACTGTAATCCGTTATGTACGTTGATAATTTCTTGTTTTATTTTGTCAGTCAAGAATTTAAATTCATACTCAGTTACACACTCCGGCCAGCTTTGATCCTTGATGTTATTATAATAAGTTAACCAAGAATTAATCATATTGTCCAAAATAATGCCCGGCGATGGTGGGCGTAGCAACATCAGCATCCAATGTACTGCAAAGCAACACTGCATCCAGATTTAATTTTGTATCTTTAGTGTAGTCTGGTAATACACCCTTTACTGATTCAATAAAACTCATTTTTTTTCTTCAATAGTATAGAACCAATCATCTCCGGCGCTCCACTTGCGTGTGCCATCCACTGTCCATAAATTTTGAGCAGCTTTAAAATCTGGGAACTTGACATTACCAGAAATCAAACTTTGATCATACCATAAACATCTGTTATTGGGTTGACAGGCAAATTGACCATTTTCTAATCGTATAAAATTAAAACTCTTGTGTTCTTCTGCAACTTCAGTAAAACCGGTATCTACATCCATGCCATCAGCACAAAAGTCCACGGTGAACAAGTAAGTTCCGTAGTGCCACTCTTTGTCTTTGCCTAGAAATTTTACACCCAAATTACGTAGACCTATTTTTTCAATGATGGTAAAACGATAGCCCATGCAGTCCCAGAGTTGCAGAGTGTCAATGGGCAATGTGCCTGTATAGTTCTCTTGCCACACATACGCATGAATAGGCAACTTGTCATACAGTGCTCCGTAATTGGGCAACAATGATTCTATGCGAAACACCTGCCCTCTGAGGGCTTTGAGACTAACCCAGATGGCTGGTTCTAATTCTCCATGACCTTTTTCAAAGTTATAGAGAAACTCTCGTTTAACAAAACATTTGATTGGCGGTAACGATCCTACAATATAACTCATATTAATATTTTCCTGATGCAAGTACTATCTTGCAAATGTGTTCTAATCGTTCAATGTGTTCGTATGCTCGCCAAGGGCTGGTGTCAATTGCTACCACTCCGTGACCTTTGATACCTACAATGTCGTAGGCAATGTTGCCCTTGTTGTCTAATTGTAACTGCTTATGACACTGATCCGCAAGCTCTTGGCTAATAGGAGGCACATCGCCCACATTGGGTGCTACTCGGGTATAGCGATTGAGTTCTGGAAAGTCAACACTCACAGTACTCAAATCAATACCGGCGTGCATTGCGGCAATGCAGTAAGTGGGATGTAAATGCACTACAACTCTGACATCATTACTATGTTGTCCCATATTTTTTTGCAATCCAAAATGCAGGGGCAATTCGCCGCTAGGATTAAGGTTGGCACTGATATCAGTATAGAATTTATCCTGCCAAAAATCGCCATGAAAACCAATCTTCTTAAACTGATCCGGTTGTAGTGTTTGTTTACGTACACCACTTGGTGTAATGTAGAAGTGATCACGGTCGTGGTGACGAATACTTACATTACCATCTCGACTGGTAATCCAATTGCGTTTGTACGCATCTACTAATATATCGCAACAGGTTTCTAACATGCTAATTTTACCAGTGTCTGATTGTGTTGGCTATGATAAAGCCACAAGTTATAACATGTATTATAACCCAAAAAGTCTTGAAGAACAAGGCTACTCGAGCTTCCTGAAGAGTTAGTATAGGCACATCTGGTCGATCATGATCTGACTCGCCTATCAGGTGCCCAGTGGCTCTGGCCCAAATCTTTTCGATGCTGTTCATAATTCTTCTTTATTTTACTGAGAGTTCGATATAGTAAATGAAATTTCCACGGGCAGAATTAAAAAAATCTTTGCTTTTAAACCACTCGTTGATTTTTAAGCCTGCCTCATCTATCATCTTCTCAAATGTATCAGGGGTTGATCCAGCAAAGTTTTCTTGTATTAATATTACTGCATCAGCTGTGAGATGAGATTTAATATTATTGAAAAAATTTCTGTGGATCTTCCAATCTTTATCTAGTACTATTCTGTTTCTGTGACTTTCGTCGTGAATGCTAGAACCAAAATGTGGCGGGTTGCCTACTACCAGATCAAACTTTATATCGCCTGGTAATAATGCTAAATCTTCCAATAACAATGCTTGAACATTTAATAGTTGATTTGCTTTAGCTGAATTCCTGACGCACTCAATTGCAGGATAATAGATATCAGTACATAACAACGATTTGGATATTTTGTGGTCTAACAAATCAAATCCAATAAATGCAGGACCAGAACACCATTCGTATGCTAGATTAAATTGTTTATTAGGGTAACGAGACTTTATCACATCGGCATACTCTGTTCCAAATGTAGTGCCGCCGCCATCCATTTCGTAGGTGTACTCAATTTCAAATTTTGAATTTCCAGTAGTATACCATTTTAATTTTTTCATATCTTCCTTTTATAATTTACATGCTTCGCAGTCTTCTTCAAGATCAAAATCAATGACTTCGAGAGGTGCTGCTTTGTCCACTTGTTTACTACCTGCTTTGTTAATCAGGCTATAGTAAAATGTTTTCAATCCCCAATGGTGTGCCTGCATCAAGTTCCGAGCAATCAATGTTGTAGGAACTTTTCTATCAGCAAAGTGTGCAGGATTATAGAATGTGTTGGTTGAAATGCTTTGGTCAACATAGGCTGCCAGCACTGCTGCAGTTTTCAGATAGCCATCACAGTCCTTTTGTGCCCACATCTGTTGATATTTATTCTTGAGTTTATGATACTCGGGCACCACCTGTGTCAACGATCCTGCTTTGGATTCTTTAACAGAGATCAAGCTCATGGGCAGTTCAATACCGTTGGTTGAATTGATCACAACCGAACTAGACTCTACTGGAGCAATGGCCATTGTGGTTGCATTACGCACACCATAACTGCGCATTTCTGCACGTAGACCTTCCCAGTTTAGTTCTGGAGTAAAGTCTGTCAAGTTGTTGACACCATTGGCCCGTAATTCCCAGGGGAAGATGCCTTTGCCGTAGCGTGTTTTATCGCTGTGTTCACAACGACCACGTTCCTTGGCCAGTTCAACTGACATCTCTGTCAGGTAGTAGGCTTGATGTTCCATCCACGTCTTGACTTCAGCCAAGGAGTCTGGCTCTCCGTAGTTAAGGCTTCTCTTGGCGTGCCAGTAGGCAAGGTTGGTGATACCAATTCCCAAGGGTCTGATTTCATCGTTTGATAATTTAGACTGAATGGATAGAAAGTCTTGATAGTCAAGAATGTTATTGAGGCTACGATGCAATATGCGGCAAGCACGGCGCATATCTTCTGGGTTACGGAACGCACCCCAATTGATTGAGCCCAAAGTGCAAAGTGCGATACGACCATCGCTGTCATCCAGACGTTTAAAGGATTTAGTAGGTAAAAGAATTTCACAGCATAAGTTACTCTGGTAAATTGTATGATACTCAGGATCAAATGGTCCTTGTTTCATCACATTGTCAATGAACACTAGATATATACGTCCAGTGTCTGTTCGTTCTTTGAGAATACCAGATTTAAAAACTTCCTCCGCAGCCATCGTTTTCTTACGGAGGCCGGGCGTGCTTTCATATTTGATATAAAGTTCTTCAAACAGTTTGGTATTGGAATAAAACGCTTCATACAAGTCAGGTACCTCGTTAGGATCAAAGAATGTTATGTCTTCTTTGTTTTTAAATCGTCTCCAGAAGAAAGCACTAAGCACAACCCCATAATCCATATGACGGACTCGGGTTTCTTCTGTTCCTTGGTTGTTCTTAAGAACAATAAGATCATCAAACTGATGATGCCAAATAGGATAAAAAACAGTAGCACTTGCATTACGAATACCTCCTTGACTGCATGAGCGTAGGTCGCCAAACCATTTCTTCAAGAAAGGTATCATACCTGTGTGCATAATCTCACCACCACGGATGGGACTGCCCAGAGGACGTAGTCGTCCAATTTCCAAACCAATGCCGGCACGTTTGCTGGCATACTTGGCCATCATTTCCCCAGAGGCAAAAATAGAGTCGAGATCGTCATCGCTACGAATAAGAACACAGCTACTAAACTGTTTGGTAGGAGTACCAAGGCCAGCAAGTACAGGAGTAGCAAGAGTAAAAAGACCATCACTGGCGGCTTGATAATATTCTTTGATGTAACGCATTCTAGCCGAGTTAGGTTCTTCTTTATGGAACACAGTAGCAGCCGCAACCATGTATCGAATCTGTGGAGTTTCATATGTCTGTTTAGTACTACGGTTCTTTACAAGATACTTTTCAATTAGTTGTTCAATAGCAGCATAGCTGTATAACTCATCCTTTGAATGATCAATCATATCATCCATGCGGTTCCAGTCATCTTCGGTGTACCACTCTAACAATTCAGGCGTGTACAATCCAGTGGCCACATTAGTCTTTACAATTTCGTACAGGTGGGGAGGCTCGTAACTACCATATACATCTTTACGCAACATGCTCAAACGTTGTTTACCAGCTACAAATTGATAGTTGGTATGTCCTACGTCTGGATTTTGTTCTACATCAATTAGATCAACAATGGCTCTCAGCGTGATCCCATCTATTTCTGTGGTTGTGATGCCATCATAAAAATGCAATTGAGCCTTGATTTCAATCATGCTCTGACTGACATCTGCTGTACCTTTACATATTTTATCTACTTGTGCTTGCCATTTTTCTATCATCAATGGCTCTCTTTGGCCGTTTCTTTTAACTACGGATATTTGTGTCATCTTACTCTCATTTGTTGTTATAGATACCGGGTCTGTATCTGTTTTTGAGTTAATTGCCTTTTAACTTTTACCTCTAGGTTGGTATTTACGATAATGTTTCTTTCCCAATTCAGTATATATTTTGTTTGAGTCAACCGGACTAAATTATGCCCCTGTTCTGTCAAAACTAGCTCTGCAGACATTAAATCTTCACGTTCTAGTAAAGTTACAGTATACAGGATTCCAAGCCCTCTTGCAATATCACAATAGATGTTGTCACTCAAAAGTTGCCAAGGATCTGGCCATTCCGCAACATCATCCCAGTGCAGATGATAAGCATGCCATGGCGTGGAAAACCACCAATCATTGATGGCCAAGAGTGCAGATTCTTGTGGTAATGATGCCGCTTGAGTTCTAAGCGTAGACCAAGATTCAAGTCGGTCTGCAAATGCAGTGGGCCACATCAGGCCAAATGTGTGATAGAATAAGTCATGGATCCATTCTGTCCATTGTTACTGGATGTGTATGACAAGCTGGCAGTGTTTGTAGACTGCGAAACGGTCAATGTCACGCCACTACCAGGAGCACCTTGTGTACTTGTGCCCTGATATGTTCCAACATTCTCTACAAAATCTTCAGTAAAAGTAAGACTTCCGGCACCACTGGCAGCGGCCACCACAATGGTGCCAGTACGATAGCTAGTGTTTCTTACTATGGTATAGACAACACTAAAAGCCCGAGTAACATCTGTATTGACACTGAACACTGTGGCAGTGGTATCATTGATAATATCAACAATTTTGCCAGTTTCTATAACATAGGTTCCCAGTGCCAGTTGGGTGCCATTGGTTATGGCAATACTGGTTTGATCATTTAATTGTATTCTTTCAACAATGGCAGCATATTGATCTTCTCGAGCAAACATGTCGCTTATACTGATATTATTGGCATTTTGAATATCAATAATAACTGTGTAAGGATTTGTGCCGCCTTGAAAGTGATTGCCAACATCATAAAAAATATTTTGGCCAGATGCATTTAAACTAGCATATTCGCCAAATATAATTCCCTCGCCATAGATCAAGTCAAATGTATTGCTGGTTATCTTTACTCCATTGGGACTGCCCAACACCGGAGGTGCACCTGTGCCTAGTAGTATGCCTTGATATAGTTTATAAAACAAACTATTAACAACAGTAACACCTTCTATTTGTTGATCGGTATTGATACCCCATACTGCACCACTGAATGTGCATCCGTCAAATACAATTTGACTGGATATTGTAGTTGTGGTACTGGCAAACTCCACACAAGAAGTTGCAGGAGCAGCTGTAACTAAATCAACAACAGTTAATGGAGCACTGAATCCAACATTTTGAAATCTACAATTTACTGCGTCTTGTACTAAAAATACCGACGTTGTAAGATCAACATTTTGAAACCCCATGTTTGAAATGTTTATGTATTGAGGAGTAGTTGCACCATTACTACCTATGTTGGCACCTGTTTGTTGTAAACTATCAGCAGTACGAGCAACATATGCGGTCAATGTACTATCATCACCGTTGTCCATTGCTATAACACTGCTGTTGATTCCTTCACCGTATAACATGGCATACGGAGGTATGTTGATACTACTGGTAACACGATATACTCCAGCTGGAAAAAATAAACTGCGTCTGATTTGAGGATTAACTTCTCTACAGTAAAGTTGATACAAAGCCCGGTTTATAGCATCGGTGTCGTCAGCAATTCCATCACCCACTGCACCAAAGTCTCGTACTGTGGCAAATTGATCAAACCAGTTTTGTAAACTTTGTGTCACTGGCGTGCCCGGAGTAGGACCAGTTTGCACTATATATCCGGCTGCAGCACCTTCGTAAGTGTAAGCAGTAGGAATCACTAAAATATCACTGAATTCGGTGAGAATTTCAGTGTTACCAATCACCGGTGCACCTTCTTCTAGTGTGCCATTACCAATGTACAGTTGTCTGGTATCTGTGCTCCAGCCAAGTTCAGCACCCGCTAGTTGGGGTAAATCTATTTGCAACCCTTTGCGGTTGGTAATTTGGGATATCTGTACAATGGCCACTTTATCGTCCTTGAATCTATCTAGTATTTAGTTAGCCAAATAGTATAACTCTAATCTGCGCCACCACTGATCAGCCCAATGGTCAAAGTCTTTTGATTCCAACACAAACTCCTGATACACAGGAATACCGTCATCCCCTGGTTTTACACACATCAGAACCACGCCCTTGCGTATGTTGGTGCCATAAACTTCGTTGTGGGCCAGTGCATAAGCTGTGAGTTGTAGATAGTAATCTTCAATCCATTCTTGTTTTTTAGGCTTGTTGGTTTGCTTGTAATCCAATATGCTTTCTTCGCCTAGATGTATACCTACTCCATCTGTGGTTCCGGCGTACAAGCTTGGAAAATACAATGGTATTTCTACTCCCCAGATTTCGCTGACTTTTGACAGTCCTTGATCTACGACACACTGGGCCATTTTGTGACTGTCCCAGCCGTAAGGATTACTTCCACGGTCTGGCATTGCACCTTCTTTGATATAGCGTTCAAGATAAGTGTGCATGCGAGTGCCGCGATTGGCAGCTTCTGTAGTGATAGCTTGGGCACGGTCTACACCCACACGCCGACGCCACTCGTTAAGAGCTTGTTTTTTTTCTTCTGGCTTGGTTTTTTCTAATACAGTTGTAACACTAGGTACTTTACGTCCGTCGGGAGTAGCATATAATCTCTTTCCGTCTACTGATTCTCTTGACAGTGCGTGATATTTAAATTTTTGTGTGTACATTGTGATATTTGTTTAAAAACATATTTGCCATTTCTTTGTGTGAAATTGGACCAGGATGGTTGTCTCGACCTTGATCTAGCGTTAAGGGAAAATCTTCAATATCATATTCTACTATGTTGTATTTGTAAATTTGACCTAATAAACTAACCATCAACTTATTTCTTTGCTTAATATTAAAAAAATTAACATCAGTCAACATCAATGGTGAAAATCCATCATTGATAGTGCTTCTAATAGTTTGTACACGGTCTTCATGATATATTTCATATCTCCATGGAATTGGCCATAAAATAAAAACCAATTTAACATTGATCAAATCTTTAATATTTGCCAAAATCCTTGGCACAGAGTCTCCAGATGTTCCTTCTACTCCTAAATTATAAACATTGTAATTTAAAAAATGTTTTGACAATATACCTGGCCAGGCTTGCTCAGAGTTTACACCAATACCTTCGGTAAAACTGCAACCTAAACATAGAACGGCAGGATCAGTAAAATTAAATTCGTTGGTACGATATCCATAACTGTTGTATTTGTAAATAACAGAATCTTTGCTATAGCTGGCTTTGGGGTTTTTAATAAAATTTTCTTCAGAGTCAGAATCACTCCAATTCAAAGTCAAATTGCTTTTTCCTGGCCTAATAGGTATAAACTTGTTGTCATTCCAATGATTCTTCATGATGTTTATTTTCAATAATATGTAAATTAATTTGTCAATGCCAAATTATACTTTTCTATAAATAATCTTGCTAGGTCTTTGTGCCAGCCTGGACCCGGATGTATATCTCTGCCTTTATCATGTACTTTAATCGGAGGCATATCATGTAAGTTTGACATATTGCCATTGGATCCACTGTTATATTCTACCACTCGATACTTGTACATTATTTTAAGCAAATCTACAATAGCTTTATTTTTTTGTCTTAAATTATAAAAATTAATATCAGTGATTCCTTCCATTGGGTATGTGGTTTCATTTGAAAAATTACCATCAGCCCATTGAGGCAATACATGATCAACAGTTACATCGCCATAAAGTTCGTACCTAAATATGCTGGGCCAAAGTATAAACACTGTTGCAGTGTTTAATAAATTTCCTATGTTGTATAAAGTTCGTGCCACGTAGTCACCCGAAGTGCCGCCATGCCCAAAATTATAAACCCGATGATCTGGAAACGCCTGTTCTATATATGCTGGCCACGACTCTTCATAATTCACGCCCACACCTTCAGTAAAACTACATCCGATACAAATTATACTGGGTTTTGAACAAGTTAAATCAATTTCTTGTGACCTATATCCATTGCTGTTGTATCGATAAATTATTGATTCTTTGGTGTATCCAGGTTTAGTATTTTTTTTAAACATTGTCTCGTTGTCGGATCCAGACCAATGCGTGACAAGATTTGCTCGTTCTGATATGGTGGGTAGGCTGTTATGTTGCCAATAATTATTCATCTATCTATACTCTAAAACTTTCTCCGCAACCGCAACGGTCGCGCTCATTGGGATTGTTGAATTCAAAACCTTCATTTAGGCCTTGGCGTACATAATCCACTGTGATATTTTTAAGATAAACTTGGTGTTTTAAATCAACCAGTGCTACAAATCCTTCTTGTGCATAGTTAATTGTACAGTTGTCTGGGATATACTCTTTGACATATTCTAACACATAAGCAAGCCCAGAGCAACCTGTAGTTCGTACACCAAGACGAATGCCAGCATAATTTTTGGCTGTGACAAGTTTTTGTATTTTGTTTCGAGCAGTATCAGTGAACGATATCATGCTTTTTGCGGTAATCATCTACCGCGGCCTTGATGGCATCTTCTGCCAAGATACTGCAATGGATCTTTACGGGGGGTAAGGCCAATTCTTCAGCGATGTCGGAGTTTTTAATTGATCCGGCTTGGTCGATGTGCATGCCTTTGACCCATTCTGTAATGAGGCTCGAGCTCGCAATAGCCGATCCGCAGCCATACGTTTTAAATTTTGCATCTGTAATAATACCTGTATCATGATCAACCTTTATCTGTAATTTCATCACATCACCGCAAGCAGGTGCGCCAACCATACCAGTACCAATGTCTGTATCGGTCTTGTCAAAAGATCCAACATTCCTGGGATTTTCATAGTGATCAACCACTTTGTCAGAATAAGCCATTACTGTGTACAAGTCCTTGTGCGTGTGATTGTACCATCTGGATTTTGTGTTTCAGTCCAGACTGTGCAATTTTGCTGTTGTTGAACAATCACTGGCTGAGGTCGTACAATCACAGTTTCGGTCTGTGTCATTGGACGATTGGCAATAGCTGCACCGACTACCCCACCAATGATCAATGGTGCAATCCATCCACTATTACTACCACCATAGTACATTGCATGCCCGTGATGTCTGTATCCACTGTAATATCCATGCGGGCCTGCCAACACAGTTCCAGATACAGTGAGTAATAATATTGCTAGAAACTTTTTCATGACTTTTCCTTGGTTATAATAATATAACGTATTAGACGAGTATTTAGTATACTGCCTTTTAAGAAATAAGTCAACCTATTTGATTTATTTCATGCCGCGACGCATGGCCTTTTTGGCATTTTGATCCACTATATCTTGTGCTTGATCAACTGACATATTAGAATCAGGTGATTCTTCGTTACCAAGAAAACGGATCACACCCGAATTTGGATCCAGTGGTTCCAAAATGTTACTCAAAGGTTCTTGATTAATCAAATCACCTAAGTTTTGCGTAGTAACATTGACACCCATGCTTTTGGCTATGTCGATAAATGCTGCTTGACTGATTTCTTTTTTGGCAGATTCGTCTCCGGCACGACTGCTCAAGAACATACTGATAGCCGCTAATTTTTTTGCATTAGCGGCCACAGGATCTTCGGCAAATTCACGAATTTTCATTATCTGCGACCACGACCCAACGAAGCTGAAGCTGGTCTTGCGGCAGGTTCCATGTCATCGATGTCTGGCAATTCGTCAGCAGGATTCATCTCAGCTGGAGGAGCTTCAGCTCCCATCCCAGCATCCATGCTATCCTGACCTGGAACCATTGGAGCCTGTCCGGTTACTACGCCAAGTGCCTGTTCTAGTTGTTGCTTGGCACCTTGCAAGTTTTGCAATAATCCGGCCAGTGCAGCAGTGGCATCTGTGTTGAACTGCATGGCTTGATCAACACCAACTTGATCTCTAATCTGTTGCACCAGTGCAGGCAGGTCTTTGAACTGCATACTGCTGATCTCTTCGCTCATCTTTTGAACTTGATCAACCATGTCTTGGCTGGCCAACACAACCTGAGCTTGTTGGATTTCGCTTTCACGCAGTGTGCGATACAAATTACGACGCAGACGATTTTCCATTTGATTCTGTGGCATCATGGCCACTGAAGCAACCATTTGTTGTTCGTCAGGATTTAAATTTTGCCCGGCAGCAGCTTTTTTCATTGCAGCCTGTTGCTTGGGATCTTTGATTGAGGAAATCTTTTTAGCGGCAGCAGCAGCTTGAGCACTGGCCACTGCAGGATTTACCGGCGGCATGCCAGACGTTGATTGTGCTTGATTTTGATTGGCGCCAGCAGTTGATCCAATTGCCACGGTAGCAACTTCACGCAGTTTGGTTTGTAAGCCTTGTTCCATCATTACTAATTTTAAATAGGATGGATTTTGCTCGCTGTAATGAAACTCAGGTTGGCGACGGTGTTCCGTAATCAGCGACCGCACACGACCAAGCATGTGTCGAGCTTGTGAGCGAGTTAGTTGATCAAAACCAACTTGTCCGCCAAAGTAACTTTCCATTACTTTAGCGACTTGTTTTGTTTGTTGTGGCGCGGCCAGTTCTTGCAGTTTCATTTATGAATCCTCGTTGTTGTCTATATTTAGCCCAATTTACACATTTGGTAAGTTCTATTTCTAGTACTTTTTTATATATGATTTTGGTTTCTAATTTGGTGCTGATATCTTCTCGAAATTGAGCTCGTTTGCTGCGATCAGCCACTGCAGATCTAACAAAAATATCATTTTTTAATAATTCTAATTTACGATCTATTGTCAATAATTCTTGTGCTAGTGTGTAATTACTGTATTTGTCAGCTATACACCAACTCAATGCAGTGCGAGTACTTGAAAATACTCCCACTTCTTGATTGCTGTGGTATACTTGATAACCTGGCTTCAATGGAATTATTTTGTATTTTCCAAAAAGTTCGTAATCGCCCTGTTCGTTTTGCCAAACAAGATTGGATTCCAAGTTTTTAAACTCGGCCACAAGCATGCGTTCAAATTCTGTATCTTTGATCATTATTTAAACACATAGTTTGATAACAGCCATCCTATTGTGGCTACGAGAAAACCAATAACACCTATGCCCCATCCCAGCAATTGATCTGTGCGTTTATCAGCCATTTTTTCAACAAGAGTGTGCACTTCGACTATCATGGATCTAAGTCCAGATATCTTGTCTTCAACCACACATAATTTTGTTTCGAGTGCATTGTATCTTTCAGCACATAATTCTACGTGTGCTTCCAAGCTTTTCTTTTCAATGTCAGTTGGTTCTACCATGATTTTCCCCGTATCAATTATTTATAGGAATAAGTTCAAACCAAATGTTTTGATCAACTCCAGCAGTTACCAGCACAGACGTCATATTTTCTCGATTGCCAAGATCCACTATCATAGGAACCCCTTCTGAATCTGTTCGCAACAACAAGGTAGGATCTGAGCTGTCGCCAAATACTCCGCCGGTTTCTGTTTCAAATTCAAATGTCCAAACATAATTTTCTTGCTGAGGATCGGTCAAATCAAACATCTGTGTGCGCATGGATATAATTTGAGTTATAGTTTCCCAATTTCTTTGTTGGTTCCTTGCCCAATTCCAGGCTTTGTAATCAGTGATCATTTGCCCAGTGCGATCACGAAATGGTATCCGTGCAGATTTTGCATGTCCTGTAACACCAGTGGCAGTTATATCAAAAAATGTTCTACAGATAAATCGCATGTAATCAGCGATCAGCTTTTACTGAGATGGTAGATAACTTTGACTTGTTCTAGTGCAGCTTGAATAGCAGGATTTGTTTCGGCAGCTTTGCGAATACTACCCCAAAGTTTATCTTCTTCCAGTTGTACTACTAGATCTCGAGCCCGAGGACTTTGACTATGTAATTGTCTTTGAGTTGATCCATGCTCTCTTACATACACTGTTTCGCCACCGTCAGGCGACTCGTATATAACTGCTTCAGTAATTTTGTTGACTATCATAATATGTGTATTTAACGCCAACAAAAAACCCCAGGTTTTATTCTGGGGTTTGTTTAGAATAGTATTAAACTATTATTGTGTGGTAAACAATGCAAAAGCATTGCCACTTACCCAACCAATGTTCAATCCGCCAGTGGCATTGGCACCCTGAGCTGCAGCCAAAACAGTTGCTACATTGGCAGCACCTGTTGGGTACAGAGCCAAGTTCAATGTATTAGCTGATGCTGTAGGTGATACCTGGTACATAGCAATAGTTGTGGTCTGCTGAATTGCAGTCAATGTATTAGAAATGTATCCGTTTGCATTACCTGCACCAGATGCTGTCAATGCTGAATTAGCATAGAGACTGAAAAAGTCTAATTTTGGACCTTGAAAGTTTGTGACTGGTTGAGCAGCCAAGTTAGCAGTTTGTGCAACTGGACCGTTTAATGTGTCTGTTGCAAATACCGGTTGTGCGCCACCGGAAACGATTGTGATAAAAGCCATTTGAAAATCTCCTTAGTATGTAGGCGTTCCGCCTTACACTTATTTATCTTTTGGCGATAAAATTATGGGTTAGGAGATCAAATCTGGATTGTTTATTCGACGATTGTCGCGACTAAACTTAAATCTATTCACTGCTTTGGCAGTGCCAGCTGGAGTAGAAAATACCCAACCTTCTTGCCCTGGGTGTTGTAGATCCAACTTGGCTTGCAAATCTTCTTTGATATTGTGTAGCAATAAAAACGCAGTGAATGCTGCACTCATTCCAGAACTATTGCTTCGTGGACTGCTGAGATATTCCACAATATTGTTGTATTTGCGAGCCGAAACTTTACCTTTCAAATATGTGCCAAACCCTGGCAGCAATGTAGCAGGATCAAATCTCACAACAGATTCGTCACCAACCAAACTGTTGATATAATCAACACAAAGTTTAGGCAAGTCTGTGATTTCTAATGCACGAAGTTCGGCAGGATTAAACAAACCATCAATGTCCGAACTGTATGTGGCCAGCAATGCTTTTAAAGATTTAATATATGTAGATTCTGGTCGAACTGGCTCTTTGGCTGTCACTGGTTCAATTAACAACAGACCAGGAACTTTTCTTAGTTTATCAAATTCTGTTTGAGTCAGTGCTTGTTTTGGTGCGCCAACTTCGGGATAGTATGTATGAACTGCAACACCAACATCGGTGCCTTGGATTCGCTGACCTACGTCACTGGCAGCTGGAATACGGTATTCAATGGTGTTGGGTGTAAATTCGTAGTTGCCGGCCACCAATGGTGGTTGAGTCATATACAACAAATCACCGTGTATAAATCCGCGAAAGTTTTTGGGCACTGCGGCTTCAAGCAAGGGCCACAATGTTTGGTATATAGGAACTAATTCTTCTGTGCGTGTGGCCGCATTGCCTTTGGCACGTGCAGTTGCATCACGTTGTGCCATTTGATTTGCCAAAGCCTGAGGGCTCGTAAACAATCCATTGTAGCCTTTGGCTCCAAATCCTGCAACATCAGTCAGTATAAACTGTCCACTGGCATCACGTCCAAATATAATGGCTGGTTTTCCGTCCCATTTGATTGTGGTTGTTTTGGTATCTTCGCTCACATGCTTGATAATGGCCAATGCTTCTTTCACGCCACGTGTGCCTTTACGAAACACAAGATCTTCAAGATGTTCAATGCCTTTGGCTTTGCCCCCAACATTGGCAGTATCTGCAGATTCAACCAATGGTCGCATGCCTTGATTCACAATACGATCTCTCAAGCGAGCTAAAAAGTTTGTGTCAGACTCGCCGCGTGTTTCAAAAAATGGTACACCTTGTCTAGCAAAGTGTTCTCTGGCATCTGCTAGTTTAGCATCACGTTTGGGATCCGTGGCCAAGGCCTGTATGATGGTTTCTACACTGTACAAATCATCTCTGGTGGCTCGGTTGTTTAGCAATAACTTAGCCACTTTATCGGGGTCATCTGTGATAATTTGGTCTGTGGCACGATCAGCAATGCCAGCAATTTGATTCAGCTTGTAACCCATGCTCTTGGCCATGGAGTTCATTAGAACGTTACGATCAACACCTTTGTATTCTGAATTGGCTGGCGCAGTCAGCACAAATTTTGACCATGGCACGTTCTTTAAAAACATAAAGTCTGTTTGCACATGTCCATTGGCTGGATTACCAGCTATGGGCGTTTTAAAATGCACTGCAACGCCTGTTTTCTTCACATAGTCTTCGGGTTTGAAACCATGACTTTGTACCCATTGTCCAAGCCTTGTTGTCAATTGTTCTTTGGTTACTCGGTTGGCATCAACTGCAACATCCAAGTCCCCCGATGTGGGCTTTAATCCTGTGCTGCCCAGTGTGTTGTTTTGTAAATCAAGACCTGGCAACATCATGTCTAACCAAGCAAGTGTAGGTTTAACATCAGTTTGATTGATACGTTGTGTAAGGGCACGGCCGTCGCCGTCTTTGAATATATTGCCACCTTCGAATATGTTCATCGCGGTCTAAACCCCATGGCTATCAGTAATGCATCAACTTGCCCATTCCCGGTGGGGTTAAATTCTCTTGGTGCTCTTGTTGATGTTCTCAAAGCTTGGCCTGCGGCCGATAATTTAGGAGCACTCAAATCAAAAGGTGCCAATGCTTTTAATATATCTGGGTTGGTAGAATTATCTGTAGGGCTAAGAGTAACTCTGGTTCCTGGATTTTTGTTTTTGGTTTGTTGACCAATTGCTTGTACACCAGCAGTGGCCAGTTGAGCATATTTTGCAATTGCCTGGTCTTGTTGAACTGTGCCTTGAGTCTGTACAATGATATCCAGCAAGTTTGACAATTGAGCACCAATGCCGGGCAACCGTCGAACATCGTCCATGGTAATCTGTTCATAGGTAGTAGGATCTTTGGTTGCAAACTTTGCATCAGACCAATCAACAAATGCTTGCCTGTATGCATCCACTTGTCTTGCATCTTCTGTGACTGGAGCATTGCCATGCTGAGCCATATAGCTTTTAACAATAGATGCATTTTTTGGGTCGTTGGGATCTATTTGTTTACCGCCTATATATATCGGCGGCATAACTGGATTGGTTGCTGCCGCTGGACCCGCACCGGGTGCGGCTGGTGCTGAAGGAGCTGCTTGTACTGCACCTGCTTCGGCTTTTTTCCAGGCTGCAGTTACGGAATTGGCCCATTGGTTAATACCAGGATTTTGTTCAATTTGCTTTAGTTTGTCTTCCCATTTGTCGCTGGGTTTTTGATACTGTGTTCCAAATCCTTTTTTCTCCATGCTTTGTGCTACTCCAGCAGCAGATCCAGCATAGTCACCGGTCATTCGTTGCAGTGCTCCGGGCATGGCGCCATGTGCTTGTTTATTAAGATCCATGATCTTGTTGCCAGCTTGAGCAAGTTTAGTATTGGTGTATTTGTTTGCTTGGCCAATTTTGTCTATGGCAGGACCCACTGCACCTTTGACTGCACTGCTGGCGGATTTTAGTTTGTCCATAAATCCTTCATTCAATGACGTTTGTGTTAGTTCATGTATTTGCATCTGTACGCCTTACTGTGCGAGTAAATTTGTCAGGATCTCTGAGTCGAATTGCATTGATCAATTTACGTTGCAGATTATCTGCTTGTTCCGGAGTGTAGCTAGCTTCTATTTGTTCTAGTAGTCTTATGGCACTGGCAATAATGTTGGCGGCGCGACTTTCTATAACATGACGCTGATCGCGTTCTGCATATAGACTATCTAACTCTTCTAATAAACTCCGTGTTTTCTTTTGCATTTTGGCTCAGAACCTTTGAAGTATTTATTTTAAAAAAAAGATTGTTAGTGTTGTATGACTAGATATCATGATTGTTTAATTTGCCCCAACAGTTGTTTGAGTTTAGCACTGTTTACATCTGCAGTGACCTTACTGATTTCGCCTGTATCTTGATTTACAGATTCAGTCACACGACTTTGTGTTTTAATACTATCATATATACTGGGTTTTTTAACAAATCCTCCGGAAGATTCATCAGCTGATTCACCAGAGTCTGTAATTCGCATGGTTTCAATATTGTATTCTAAATCAATTTTTTGACCTACTCCGGTACTACTACGACTTTTCATACATTGTATTTGATAACGCCCACGTTCTTTCATTGCGCGACTTGTAAAAATGCCAAACACATTGTCTGCAGTATTGATTTTAGATATACCACCCGAAATATGACTGTGATCAAATTCAACTTCTTCAACTGCTGATCGATTCAACTGACTGGCAGTGACAAACAACACATTGAGTTCTTTGGCCAAGTTGCGTAGTTCTTCACTCACATACTTGTCCTTGACAAACAAATCATTAGGACTAACCTTGGCACTGACCGGCATCAACAAATCCAAATAATCAACCATGACAAAGTCCACACGCAGTCCTGTTTGTATCTGGACTTCTTTAATATAACTTCTGATATCATTGATGTTGCTTTGTGCTGGCAGTGCTTTGACTCTGTACTGCCCGGACTTTTTGGCCATCATTTTGACTTTGAGTTCTGTGGTATCAATGTCTCGACGAATTTCTTTAGTGCCCATGTTGGTCAACATGGCATCTGTTCTTAGTGCACATAGATCTTCACTTAGCTCTAAACTGATGTAAACTCCGCTGAGTCCTTGTTGCAACCAGTTCAATGCCATATTCATCATCACAAGACTTTTACCAGATCCAGAGCCGCCGGCAAAGATGTTCAATTCACCACGACTAAATCCACCATACAACAGTCGATCCATTTGAGGCCACCCTGTACTGACTTGGCCGCCTGAATTAAAATATCTATTGATACGCAGTGCAGGGTCATCGAAATAGTCTATGCCCATGTCTTTGGTCAGACTGATCTGCACTGCATCTTTAATTAGTTTTTCTACAGGGTCATAGTCACCTTTTTCTAACAAGTCTGCTGACTTTAAAATTGCTCGTTCTAGTTCTTGCCTACGAGTAAAACTTTCAAACTCCTGCATGAACCATTCAAAGTGGCCTTCGTTCAGATCTGGAATAGTATTCAGCTTAACACCTGTACTGGCACCAATCTGTTCCACAGTTGGTAGCGTCTTATACTGATCACTGTGGGTAGCAATAAACTCGGCAGCCGATCTTAAACTTCGATCAAAATTCTCAGGATTGTAGATGTTTTGCACACGTATATAGCTACTTGCATCTTGCAGCATCATTTCTAAAAACAATCGTTGAACTTCAAGTCCGTATTCTTTTAACAATTTAATTCCTTATAATATTTTCCTACTGCCAAACTGGTTCTCCAGTTAGTATTTCTTCTATTATCAATTTTATCTAACATTGATGTCCAGTTATTATCTTCATTGATCGTCAGTGTATTTTTAATATAATTACCTATTCCGGATAGTTCCGGAATAGATCCTAAATGATCTATTATATGATTTTTTACAGCAATTGGCAAAAATTTAATATTAAAATTATTAGCCAATTGCCAGCAAAAATCGGATTTATCGCCTTCTCTATTTGTTTGTAAATTTTCACTGAACCAATGCCACACATCGAGTGTTTCAAAGATATTATAACATCCAACTGTCATATTAACTCCAAACATAACATTTCCAGGTAAACTTTTTTTCATTGCCATAATGTTATCACTTACAGATTTCCAATTACCCGGCCATCTTACATATTCAAATGCTAGCTCAGTTGCATCGATGCTGAAAAATAGTTTAACTAACTTAGCACCACTCCATAAATCTATTATTTTATCACTGGGCATAACAGTACCATTGGTATTGTAACTTATAAATGTATTTTTTAATACACCTTGATCTTTTAATTTTTCTAATAACTTAATTTGATCATTGTTTAACAATGGTTCTCCACCATTGAAGTGTATTTTTTGTATATTTGTAAAATCTAATCTATCTAAAAAACTATTTGACTTTTGAAACTTTCTTCCTATGTTAATCAATTCAGTCTGTGTATAGTTTAACTCGGTTGCCCATAGACTACTATTTTCTGGACCGCACATAATACAGGCAAGATTACATGCCCATGTTGCACTATGATCAATGCATGCTAACTCTACCAAATCAGATGGTGGAAGATTGTAAAATTCAATAGCACTTTGTCGGCGACTTTTGTGTCCAATTGCTTCCGCATCCCAACACCGAGAACATTCCAACGGTTTTACTCCACGAGCAAACTCAGATCGAAGATGTGTTAAATGAGGGCTTTTATAAAAATCAAAAGTATCAACTGCTTCAATTTTTGAAACTGCCTGACAGCACGGTGCAACACTGATATCATTGTCGTTAACTCGATCTATATATATGCTACGATAAATTTCAGGACACCAATTATGACTCATAATATACCGGCATTTCTAAGATGATGTATACATTCATTGGTAAATGCTGATTGTATAATGTCATCGTCAACATGAAAATACGGCCGAGGTTGATGGCATTGATGGTTCCAAAGATTTATTTTTAAGGCCTGCGAACTGTATTCATTGATATGATTTTTTATAAAGTTTTTATTGACAATTGATGAATAATCAACTTTATCCATACCGCCCAAGCTGTAACAAAAGGGTATATTTTGTTTTTCTAATAACTGAAAACAGTAGTGTATTAAGAAATAATTTTTCATAACTTCAAATTCATCGGATATTACTGTGGTGTTCCAATTATTGATAAGTTTAGCCATGGATTCGTTACCTAATAATCTACTACTTGTAGTATAACGATCGTTACTAAATTCCTTAACAGCCTCAACACTGACATCTTTAGGGTAATATATATTTTTATTTCGATCAATTTCGTGTCTATGTGTTGAAGTAAATAACAATATCACAAAATCTGGATTAAATTGCAATCCTTGCAGTAGTTGTAGTACTATAAGAGCATTACTATCACCGCCGTGTGCTAAATTATGTAATTCAAATACCGGAGGAGTTTGATTTAAAATCTTTTCGCTAAAGTGTAGGCCAGGAAAATCAGGATCAATTACTCCAAAACTGTCAGCACAAATTAATACTTGTTTTAATTCACTGTGTTTTTTTAACAAGTTGTCGTTTCCTTAGTTCTATTTTTAACTTGGTAGTTTCTCTTGCTTGAAATATAGTTATCATGGTTGCTAACTTTCCCATTTTAACCACTGCGTCATTTACATCTTTAATGCCATCAGGCCAGTCTGGAATACTAACTGCCCATCCCAATTCTACTGCTCGATCAACCAGTTCCACACCGGCCGCATCATGATCCGGTACCACTGTGATATCTTTACCCAGGCTTCTTATCAGTCTTGCTTGTGCATCGTTTATGGTGTTATGCATCAGTGCTAGCCCACCAATACACAATGCATCAAATATGCCTTCCATGACCAACACATGTTGCCAGTTAGGCAGTTGTAAATCTGTGCCGAACACATACCCAGGTTGGCTGTGATTGATATATTTTGGACCAGAGCCACTTAACATTCTAGCACACCATCCAACCAGAGTGTCGTTATAGGTAAATGGAATAATCACATGATCACGTGTCCAGTGAACACCATCATGCTGCATTTGTACCATTATGGGATAATCCTCTGGTACACATCTTGATCTTATGTATGCCCAATATGCTGTGTGTTCTGGTGTTAGTAATTCCACATGC